ACATAGACGAGTTCGCCGCGGCAGTCAAGAAGACCCATGGAGATAACAAGTTTGCGGTAAGGTATAAGCTGGCTATTGATTTGGCTCGGGCTGCGATTGAGACGAGGAAGGAGGGGTGCATAGATGGAGCTTAAGCAGTGCCCCGACTGTTATAAGCCGCCCCTGACCCTGGAGGAGCTACGGAAGATGGACGGGGAGCCGGTGTGGATTGACATATCTTCCAGCAGGAGTTGTTGGGCCATAGTAAAAAATTATGACGAGCAGCATAACATGATTAAGTTCTCCGGGGTTGGGGGCCTTTCCTGCGATATATATGGGAAATACTGGCTTGCCTGGCGCCACAGGCCGGAGGAGAACGCCAATGCCGCTACCTAAACTGCAAAAGCCGACCTATATTTGCAGCCATTTCAAATGGGAAAGGTGGACCCACTATGTGTGTTATTCCTGCATATGGATGCAAGCTATCAAAAAAAGAAACTATCCAGATCTTGGTGGAGTACGCGGAAGGTGTGGTAAAGGGCACCATCGGTGGCGCCACGACGGCAAGCGCAGAACCCTCCGCAAAGGCGGCAAGCAAGTAATGAAAAGAGGGCGGCATAATGCTGGATCAAGTTCTAACCCACTTACACAACTGGTTTCAGACTGGGATCTATTCTGGTAAGTATCACATAGAAGGCGGAGTTCTTGCGCTGCCATTTCTGCAAGAGGGCCAGTATTTCCGCATCTGCGGCAGTGTGTTCAACGATGGCCTGCACCGATACGGTCCAGACATGGAGTTGTTGGAAGATGAAACCTTTGCGGGGACTGTCTGGGCGCTGGCGGTGCCGAAAGCCGTGATTGACCTTGCTGGGGAAATCACCGCATGGCAGGAGAAGTACGGGGCGGTCATTGACAGCCCCTACACCAGCGAGAGCTTTGGCGGCTACAGCTACAGCAAGCAGAGCGGCGCGGGGGACAGCACTGGTTCCGGCGGCTGGCAGGCGGCGTTCCGGGCGCGGCTGAACCCGTACAGAAAGTTGAGGGAGATATGAGCATTCAATTTTATCAAGGCGATTGCCTGGAGCTGATGAAGAACATTCCGGACGGCAGCGTGGATATGGTGCTGACCGACCCGCCCTATTCATCCGGCGGACTGTTTGCTGGAGACCGAAAGGCAAGCACACGCGCCAAGTATTGCGACACCGATTACAACGGCGCGGCGCGGTTTCAGAATTTCAGCGGCGACAACATGGATCAGCGGAGTTTTACAGAATTTATGCGCATGGTCTTGAACAAGTGCCGTCAAAAAAGCAAAGCCGAATCCGTATGCGCAGTTTTTGTGGATTGGCGAAATATCGCCGCCATGATTGACGCACTGCAAGCCGCCGGGTGGGTGTATCGAGGCATTGTCGTATGGGACAAAGGGAATTGCCGTCCAATCCCAAACCGCTTTAGAAACGATTGCGAATATGTGGTGTGGGGGACAAATGGCCCAAGAAAAACAGAGTACATAGACGGCGTTTTTGTTGGGGCCGGTTGCTACCACATCAAAAGCGTCCCAACAAAGCAGAAACACCACCAGACCGAAAAGCCGGTTGAACTGCTGGAAAAACTGCTTGCAATCTGTGAAACTGGCGGAACCGTTCTTGACCCATTCATGGGCAGCGGCTCCACCGGCGTTGCGGCGGTCAACACAGGCCGAAACTTCGTCGGCATGGAGCTTGACCCCGGCTATTTTGAGGTGGCCAAACGGCGCATTGAGGAAGCGGAAAGGAGTGTTGTATGAGCCTTTTGCAAGAGTACATGGAACCCTGCCAGCTGATTGAAAGAAAGCGGACTCCAGACGGAGAGGGTGGATTTATCACCAGCTGGGCAGACGGGGCAGAGTTCAAGGCGGCGGTTGTCTGCGATACCTCCATGCAGGCCCGTACGGCGGAGAAGCAGGGCGTCACGAGCCTCTATACCGTCACCTGTGAACCTAACGCAACGCTAGAGTATCACGACATATTCCGCCGTTTGTCAGACGACAAGATATTTCGCGTCACCTCGGACGGGGACGATGTGCAAACGCCAAAACGGGCTTCGTTCCAGTTTTCGCAGGTGACGGCGGAGGAATTTACATTGCCTGTGGGGTGAGAAAATGGAATTGTCCGCACTGACAAAAGGATTTCAAAACTTAATATGTGCAGACGGAGATTTGCCAAGGACGGTGCTAAGGACATTGATGTCCCCGCAAAAAAACGATGTTTTTTCCGCCTATGTGGAGATGGTGGGCGGTGATTTGCAAACGGACGAACTGCAAAAGATTTTCCAATACTACTATGCCGACCGCAAAGAAAAGATGCAGGACTATACGCCAAAGAGCATCGCCAAACTTTGCGCTGTATCCACTGAAACTGGCGGGGATGTGGTTTATGACCTGTGCGCCGGAAGCGGAGCGCTGACTATCCAGAAATGGGCGCAGAATCCAAACAAAACATTTATCTGCGAAGAACTGGACGAACAGGTAATCCCACTGCTGCTGTTCAATATGGCAGTGCGGAACATGGGCGGCTATGTGCTGAACAGAAACGCCTTGACGATGGAATTTGCAAAGGGGTACAAGCTGTCCCCCGGTTCTCGGTTCTCTGAAATACAGGAAATCCGGCAACCCCCATACATTATGGCCGATGAGGTAATTTCAAACCCGCCATACAATATGAAATGGGGCGCTCCAGCGCCAATGTTAGCAGACAGTCGTTTTCAGGGCAAGCCAATCCCGCCCTCTTCAAATGCCAATTTCGCTTTTGTTCTGACGGCGTTAGACCGTATGAAGCCGAACGGGCGGTGCGCCTTTGTTTTGCCATGTGGCGTGTTGTCCAGTGAGCCGGAAAAAGAAATCCGGGAATACCTGTTAGGCGCTGGTATGGTGGAGCGTGTCATTTTGCTGCCGGATAAAATGTTCGAGGCCACCAGCATCCCAACCTGTGTAATTGTATTTTCGAGCGATAATAAGTCTGTGAAATTTTATGACTGTCGTAGAAAAGCAGTGCAGGAACAGAGAGACCAAAACGGGCAGTACGGCGGCGCAAGTCACGAAAACAGGACATACTACAAGACGGTTAATGTTCTGCCGGATGATGTGATTGCCACCGTATGCGGTAACTGTGATAGTGTGGCGGAGTTTTCGCATGAAGTCAACATTGAGGAAATCGAAAAAAGCGACTACAACATCGTCCCGTCAAGATATATAGCGTTCCAAGAGCGGGAAACACAACACAGACCCTTCGCCGACATCATGGCAGACATCAACCGCGTTTCCAGAGAGCGAAGCGTTATCAAAATCACCTGCAATGAAACGCTTGCAAAAGCAATCGGGCTGTACGAGGTTGCGGAACTGGAAAAGCAGACAGACGATGCAGGGCTTGACAAAACATTTCAACTTCTGGGCGGTCATTATGAAAGCAGACGCTATATTACGCTTTCCAAAAACAAAAATGAGTTCAGAGTTGACAATCAGGACAAGGAGATTTTATCCAGTCTTATCAGTTTCTTTCTCCCGATGTGGAAACAGCATATTTTCTATTTGAACCAAGAAGAAAATCGTCTACTAGCAGAATTGCGGGACGCTATGCTGCCGGAACTAATGAGCGGAAAATTGGAGGTGAACCCATGACCAAAGCCGCTGCCCTCCACCAGCTCTTTTCATCCTTCGGCATCCCGGCCTACGCTACCACGGACGTTCCGGATGACGCGATACTGCCCTACCTGGTCTATGAGTTCTCGGTGGGGGGCTTTGAGGACGTCACATACCCCACAGTGGAGCTTTACTATCACAGCGAGAGTCGAGGAATTTTACAGGCTTCCGGACATCGATAGCCAATGCCGGAAAGTTTATGACGCACTCCCTTGGATAAAGGCCATCATCGTAAGTATAAACCCGCCAGACTAAGGGAGAGCAAATATGAGCATACGGCAAGAGAGCGAGATATTCACCATACCGGCAAGGTGCTGCAAGCGCCCCGGCGACCTCCTGTATGTGCGTGAGACGTGGTGTCAGCCTGCGGCTTATACATTTTGGTACAAAGCAGATTCGCCGGTACAAAACATAAAGTGGCGTCCCTCCATCCACATGCCCCGGGAGGCCGCGCGGATTTTCCTGCGGGTGACGGATGTGCGGGTGGAGAGGTTGCAGGATATCGCACCCGATCAGATAGATGCTGAGGGATGCAAAGAGTGGGCTTACAGCACAAAAACAGGTGAGCTTTTACCGAGTGGACCGAGTTGGTTCAGGATTGCGTGGAACAGCACCATCAAGCCAAAAGACCGCACCCTCTATGGCTGGGGCGCCGATCCCTGGGTCTGGGTGATAGAGTTTGAGAAGATAAGCCCGGAGGAGGCGGAAAATGGAACACATTGAAAGCCATTCAGAAGCGGAGATCGTCAAAGGTTGTATCTCCCTGATGCGGGAATTGACCGGCCTGTTTGAGGCGTACCTGGATGCACTGTCCATTGAGCCAGAGAGCAGCGAGGAGCGGTTCGTGGCGGAGTTTTCCTACTTTGAGATAGTTCAGCGGCTATTGCTTTGGGAAACGCATCACAGCGGCGGCACGTCAACGATCCAGAAGTGTGATGAACTTGGTTTCCATTACAACAATTATGTCGTTTTTGCAGACGAACGAGATAAGGAGGAAGACGAATGACGAATCAAGAAAAATTCATTGAGATCATGAATGACGTTTTCGATGCGGGATTCACAAAAGAAAATATGGATACTAAGTGTTCTCCATGTGGAGCGCTAAAGAAATTCGATGCCGCCTGCAAAGGTTTTTCCTGTAAAGGATGTAGGAAGTGGTGGAATAAAGAATATTGCCAGAGGACACCGAAAGCTGGAATTCTCAATGTTGGGGAACGCACAATAAATCAGCAAGGAGACAGAGACATGAACAACCCTAAAAAGGAAAATAAAATCATCGGCGCCGGCGTCGGCTTCGAGCGCATACGCCGGATAACCGGCTACCTGGTGGGTACCATCGACCGCTGGAACAACTCTAAGCGGGCGGAGGAGCGGGACCGGGTAAAAAACATTGAGTGGAGTGTGAAAATGGAGAGGCTGACCGGTAAGACCGACGACTATTGTCACGACAAATGTGGTATGGCCCCTACCTGTAAGCGCCTGAGAGAGGGGGATATCTGCCAAAGCGCCAGGTGCTATGAGAGGCTAAAACAATATGAGAACACGGGCCTCAGTCCGCAGCAGGTAAAACAGATGGAAAGGCTGAAGCGGCTGGCAAGCAGGAAAGAGGGTGAGGCAGGCGCTGCCATGGAGGGATGCTGAATGAAACCCATTCTTTTTAACACAGAAATGGTCCGCGCCATATTGGACAACCGCAAGACGGTGACGCGGCGGGTGGTGAAGCCGCAGGAGAAGATATTTAAGAATTTATCTTTTGGGTATACCGCGTTTACTCCAAATGGACACATATCTGTCAGGGGTGAATGGACAGATAAAGATGGCAATAAGCGGTATGGAGAAAATTTTATCAAACTGCCTTACCGCCCCGGCGCCATCCTGTATGTGCGGGAGACGTTTCTGCAAACGCCA